CATCATTTTCTATCAATAGAGACTCAGATACAGCTACATTTACCTACACTACAAGTGATGCAGTAAGAGAAGTTACCAAGCCTTCTAGCTTTGGATCGTTTTCCATTGTAGGGCAAGAGAGTACCATTACTACCAATACTAAAATTACTGCACTTCAAGGTTCATTCACTGTAGCTGGACAACAGATCATTACTAACGTCAGTAAGGTTGCTGACACTGGTCTGTTTACATCTACGGGTCAGACCGCTGGAATAGCTTACGACTTACCTACTACTACGGCGTCCTTTACGGTCTCCGGTCAAGGTAATAACTTCGGTACGTCTTTCACCTCTTTGGTTGGCTCCTTTATCTCTACAGGCATTGCGGCAAACCTTAACCGTAGTCTATCCAGTGGGACTGGAAGCTTTACCGTAACTACTCAAGACGCTGAGATATTCCCAACTACTGTAATCTACCCAGAAGTTGTTACGTTTACTCTAACCTCTAACTATGAAGCGGTCATACTTCGTGAGCATCATCTGTTCCCAACTGTTGGCAACTTTACCCTAACTGGTGAAGACGCTACCAAGGATATCGTATTTCCCGTAGCCTCTGACGACTTTGCTATAACTGGTCAAGACCTAGCCTTTAATGTTAACCTTCCTGTTGATGTTGCCTCTTATTCCATATCCCAGAGCGATGTAACCTTTAGTGTAAATGCTGTGTTTGACAGTGGGTCTTTTAATGTAAGTGCCACTAACATCCCCTTCAATATAAACCTTGTGGCTGATGGTACATCTTACACCATATCAACTTCAGAGGCAGAGATTACCAAGACAATTACTCTAGACGGTGGATCGTTTTCCATTGTGGGTGAAGAAGCTTCATTTAGGTTTAACAAAGCTGGCGAAGGCGTATCGTATGCCACTAGCTTTGCAGATGTTGACTTTGGAATTATCATACCTAATGAAGGTACTACCTTTGCTCTCACAGGCTTTGATGCAACCCTACGTATCGTTAAATTTATACGGGCTGATGTTGGTCTATTCGACATTAATGGTTCAGTAGGTGGCTTTAATTTCGCAGTTGAGATAGATCAAGGCACATTTGTAACGACATACTATGGTGCAGATGTTACATCTCCATCCCGCCGCAGACTTGTATCTCTTACAGGCGGCTCAACTAATCAAGTAGCTATAACTAACTCAACTAATAAAGCTCTTGTTTCAGGAACCTACAATAAGGCGGCATAATGGCTTTCCACATTAAACAAAATGATACTAGTCCATCCATCTCTGTAGAGTTAAAGGATGCTGACAACTCTGCAATCAATCTAACAGGTGCTTCAGTTAAGATTTTCGTTAAGTCTTTAGGTGGCACACTTAAAGTTAATAGCACTATGGTAATTGTTAATGCCTCTCTTGGTACCATTAGATACGATTGGCAAGCTGCTGATACAGATACCTTTGGTACATACGCGATTGAGTTTCAGGCTACCTACTCAGATGGTAGCATTGAGACCTTTCCTAATACAGGTAGCATTGCAATGACTGTCGTGAAGGAGTTAAACTAATGTCTGAAGTAGACTCAACAGTAGCCTATAGGGCGTACACTAAAGCAGCTGCACAAGCGCTCATAGCTCCATACAACACTGCAACAAACCGTTATGGCATTCCATACCTAGACGCTTTTGGTAGCACAGCCTTCGCCAGCAAATACTACAGTACTTACCTAGAAGCTTCCAGACGCTCAGATTACGTACTGAAGTTTACAGCTGACCCTCTCGTTTGTGCTGCACCTGTTATTACTGGAGTTGGTTCCGCTGATGAAACACTTACTGCAACAAATGGTGTTTGGAGGTGTTCTACTGCAATAACCTTTTCCTACCAATGGACTGCTAACGATGAGCAAATACCAGATGAGACCGCTCAGACAATATTAATACCAGAGGGAGTTGAGGGACAGAAAGTTCGCTGTGTGGTTATTGCAACATCAGCAACTGGTGAGTTTGCCTTACAGGCCAGCAACTCGATTACGATATCATAATGGCTGAGGTGAGTGAAATGACAAAGAACATTGAAGGTAAGATATTAAAGACTGATGATGAACAACGTATGGTTTACGGTTGGGCGTCAGTCATCACTGAGAAGGGTGAGCCAGTAGTAGATCGTCAAGATGACGTAATCGAAGCTGAAACCCTCGTTAAAGCAGTGAACGAATTTATGGAGCATGTGCGTGTCGGCAAGGCTATGCACACAGGGGAGCAAGTGGGCGTAGTAGTTCATTCCCTCCCAATCACTAAAGAGATAGGTGATTCTCTAGGTATCCAGTCTGACCGTGAAGGATGGGTTGTCGCTTACAAAGTATTCGACGATGATGTCTGGGCTATGGTAAAGTCTGGGGAACTTGCGGCCTTCAGTATTGGTGGTCGTGCAATCAAAGAGGAGATATAACTTGCCCAATCTCTTAAAAAAGTTACAGCTTACAGAGCTTTCCCTTGTGGATCGCCCAGCCAATGCTCAAGCAATGGTATCCCTCTTTAAGCGTGACACTTCCCAAGAGGATATAACTAAAATGACTGATGAAATGGAAGCCAAGGTAAAGGCATACATGGATGAAACAAGTGCTACTCGTGAAGACGCCATGAAGAAGTTTGGCTACGACATGGAGAAAGCAGAAGCAGAAGTTGAAGCTGAAGAAGTATCTGAAGAAGTTACTGAGAAGGCTGAAGAGGCTGTTGAAGCTGAAGAAGTTGTATCAGAGATTGATACACTTAAGGCTGACCTTGAGCGCCTGTCTGCTGAGAACCAGCACTTGCGTAAGGGCTTGATCGAAGAGGGTTACACTATCCGTGCTGACTCAATCGAAAAGCAAGCACCTGTAGAAACAATGAGCTTTGAGGGTGTTGAGGTCAACAAGTCTGACATTCCAGCCCCTGTTCTTAAAGCCCTTGAAGAAGCTGCCTTTGTTAAGGCGGATGCTGAACTCACTAAGAGTGCTGGTGCAATCTTGCCACACTTCGCAGAGGGTGCAGCTAAAACACTTCTGAAGTCATTCTCAGAAGATGAAGCAATTATGGAAATGTTGAAGGCTGCTGACGCTGCTTTTGCCGCTTCTATGCAAGAATTTGGTAAGTCAGATGTAGATGGCGAATTTGCCTCTTCAGCCGACAAACTGGATAGTCTCGTAAAGTCCTACATGGACGAAAACCAACTCAAGAAAAGTGAATTTGCCAAGGCTTATGCTGCTGTAGCTAAGACTGAATCTGGTAAAGCACTTATCAATAAATCCTATAAAGGGGAATAATCATGGCTGTAACGCAATCACGCGACAACCGCACTATCATTGCAGGGGCTGACTTGTCTACCTCACAATTCATTTTCGTAAAATTAAACGCTGCTGCTGCCGCTGTCGTTGTTGGCGCTGGTGAAGCTGCTTTCGGTATGCTTGAAGTAGGCGCAGCAACAGGTAAAGCTTGCACAGTAACTAAGACTGGTAAAGTCATGGTCGAGTGTAGCGCAGCCGTTACCGCTGGTGCTGATGTAGCTTCTGCCGCTGGTGGTAAAGCCATCGACGCTGCCACTGGTAACGTTATCTTGGGAACTGCCTACGAAGTAGGCGTAACAGGACAAATCATTGCTATCGAACTGAGCGATGCTGGAAACATTAAAGCCTAATAGGCTAACTTAAGGACATATAATATGCCACTATTAACTCCATCACAGGTACATATCGACCAGCCGTTGTCAAACTTGACGCTGGCCTATGTACAGTCACAAGAAACTTTCATCGCTGACAAGGTATTCCCTGTCGTAGGTGTAAGCAAGCAGTCTGACAAATACTACGTCTATGACCGCGCAAACATGAACCGCGCTGGTGACGTAAAAGTCTTAGCACCACGCACAGAAGTCAACCGTATCGGTATGGCAATTTCTGATAGCTCGTACTTCACTGATGTACGTGGCTTGGGCATGGACTTCGATGAGCAGACTATCGCTAACGAAGACGATGTATTGGAAATCCGTGCAGCTGGCGCACAGACTTTGATGATGCGTATGTTGTTGGACCGTGAAGCTAACTTCGCTTCTACGTTCTTTGTAAACA